TTTACAGGTTCCTGTAAAAATGCGCAGAACCACTTACTTCTATCAAACTTAAAGACAAGTAAAGGGTGTTCAGCCTCATTTTCTCTCTGCTCTCTTAAAGTTTGCTCCCACCACTCGACTATTTGAGGAGTTTTACCCGTTAATAGTTTACTAGTAAGGTGGTCATCTTTATAATGTTTTACTTCAACACTATACTTCATAAGTTCTTTAGGTATATAAACATCTCCCTTTAACCCGTGCTTTGCATCTAGCGCACCCGATAGGGGTATTCTCTCCCAATTCCATCCTGTAGTCTTTCTTAAAACTACACACAAGGCCGACTCGGCCCTACTTCCTTTAGCTTTACTCTTATTCGCTACTGCCATTCTAACCTCGACGTTTTATCTTCTTTAATAACGTTTATCTTACTAAGCAGTGGATGAGACCAACCATGCGAGACTAGAAAAGTATTAAGATCGTGCTCCTTTAGAAGAACTTCGATTAACTTCTCTCTACCTTCATCGTCTAAAACTCCAATCACCTCATCTAAGAATAGAACATTAATCTTAGACTTAGATAGTGTACTCATTAGTTTTCTAATGGCCAATAAAGTCGATGTATTAACTCGGGCTAACTCTCCACTACTAAGGGCAAGTATATCAATGTCCTTACCTTCATCAGATATGATAACATTTAACTTATCATTAGTAACAGCAAACTCAAGGCCAAATCGTCCATCAGACAACTCGGCCAAGTACTCATTAACTAAATCTTCTAAGTCTTTAACTAAGTTTTCAATTTTATAGGCTACTAATCCATTGGTGCTAAATGCTTTCTTCAGTACTTCCAGGTTAGCGTATACATCATTAGTTTTCTTTAGTTTAGATTCTTCAGCAAGTAACTTTAGTTTAAACTCTTTTACTTGTTTAATTAAATAGTCTAGTTCAGTATTAAATTTCGTTATTTCGTTATTTTGAGATGATATATCCCTAATCTCAGTTTGTTTTTTAGAAATTTCGATAGTAAATTTATTAATTTCTTCCTCTAATTCTAACTTATCTTCAGTAGTGCTGGGCAGCTTATTATCTATTAAAGTAGATAGCTTTTCAAAATTTTCAATAGTTGATTGATGGTTTTTATAGTCTTGAAGTTGTTTCTTTAGATTAATTACAAGGTTTTGTACCTCGTTCTTCCTTTTAGTACTTATTGATACCGTACTTTTTTGCTCGTCCACCAATTCTTTTGTTTTATCAGAGTCAATATCCTGCAAACAAGTAGGACAACTATCCCCCAAACTTTCGATTTTACGTAATACTGCATTTGCTTGAGCAATAATAGTTTTTAAAGATGTAAACTCCTCATTTAACTCCCCAATGCCTTCAGGCACATCAACTTCTCTAGTTAATTCATTAGCGCTAAGTTCAGATAACTGACTTTTGTACTGATTATTAATATTAATCTTATTATTAATCTCTAGTATGTTACCAAGTTTTGCTTGTATTAAAGCTCTTTCTGAGATTACATCTTCTGGAGCTTCTGGTACTTCTATTAAATTTCTCTTAGTGGTACTTTTTATAGGGTTAGTAGATATCCAGGACTGTATAGTATCGATACTACCTCGGATTTCCGCTACCTCATTAGATGCTTCCTTATGTGCTATTTTAAAGTTATCAAATAGAGTAAGATAATGATCTAAGTTTAGTAGCTCAATTAGAAACTTTTTCCTGTTAGTATCTGTAGCTGTTAAAAACTGTAGAGAGCTAGTAGTACTTTGATATACTAGTTGACTAAACGTTTTAAAGTCCATACCTATAATCTCTGACACAGTTTTAAAAGTATTAGTAGCAGTATGTGATGATATATCCTCCCCATCACATTCTAGAACTACTTTGATACTAGCCTTTCTATCTACTTTTATACTATAGTTTTTTCCAGCTGCTTCGAACGTCATAGATATACTATAGCCGCCTTCTGAACTATTTCTATTTACTATATCAGACTTTTTAATACCTTTAGAATTCTTGTTGTATAATACTTCTTCTATTAATAGTGGAATAGAACTCTTACCCGTACCATTAGTACCTACTAGTTGTACTATTAAGTTCTCCTCTAAATCTAAGTAATTATTATCTCCGTAGGAGAAACAGTTTGACCATTTTAATTTTTTAAGTATAATCATGAAATACTCCTAAAACTTCTTTTACTTTCTTTTCGTTTAATCCCATAATATATTGTAGGTATTCTGATAATTCATCTTCTAAAGTCATCTCCGGGGTTAATATTAGGGCAGAGTCGTTATTTCTCTTTACTAACTTCTTATCTAATAGTTCGTTATCCTTATCTACCTTAACTAACTCAGATACATCTCCCTCTAATTCATAGATAGTATGGTGGTAATTAGTTTTAATCATTTGATCTGGATGACTAACTGTTTGCCTAATAAGTTGAGGTAACTTTAGCTTAAGCCAAGACCAATCCATTGTCTCATTATCGAATAGTATTACTCCCGTATCTACAGGATTTCTGTGAAAGGAGGTAGTAACCGGGCTACCAGGATATACTATATTTCTCTGAGAGTTAGTATGCGAGTGTAAATCACCCGCTATAACTAAATCCCACCCGTCTAATTTTTTCAGGTCAATCTCAGGGTGCACATGTGGGGGTATCTCCCCTCTAACGTGGGTAAAAAGAGTTCTGCCTTTAAAATCTTTAGGATCAAACTCCTTTAGCTTATTATAGGGAATAAAGTCCATATCCTCTAATTTGTAATAATCATCTATAATCTCCACTAAGGGGTTTATTGCCTTAGTAACATCCTTTAGATTAGTAAAGAATGATGTATCTTTTTTCACTGCTTCATGATTACCTGGGTATATAATAGTTCTTACACTAATATCTTTTATGTATCTGAAATACAGACTTAGTTCGTCTAAGGTAGGCATTCTATCGAATAGATCTCCTCCGATAACATGTAAGTCTACGGTTTTCTCTAACTTGTATAATTCTATGAATAGAAGCTCATATCTATTAGTCGCCCATTCACGTGGTACGCTTTTCTGACCTAGCTTAATGTGCCAATCTGCTGTAAATAAAATTTTCATTGGTTGTTTCCTTATGCGATAAAAAAGCCCCTGTTACGGGGCTCTCCTTGTACTACTTAATTATAGTAATTCAGCAACTTCCTCTGCAACTTCTGTTGGTACATTAGTTGGACTAACATTTTCCAGAATTCTAGTTTCAATGAACTCCTTCTGTTGGTCTGCTGACGGACGGCTAATAACATCGTCAATATTGGGTAGCTCTTTGATAGCTTCTAACTCAGCTTCATCTAAAGGGCGTACTTTACACTTTAACACTTGTAAAGTATACTCTACATTAAATGGTAGTGGGCCAGTCTTTTGCTTTTTGAAAGCTAAATCCCAACCGGTTGCTGTATCTGTAGGGTCACCTAAATCTTCTGCTGCAACCATTACTGCTTCAAATAATTTCTTTTTAAGGTTAAGTACTTTAACCTTGCCATCGTCTGGGTCAATACATTGTACTGCGTACGCCCACGAGCATTTCATATCTGTATGGTAGTGTCTTACCCAATCCTTTTCAATATTTGTAAATTGTTCTTTATCTCTATCAAACCCTAAACATTCCATAGGAACACGTTTACCGTCTGCTGTTGTTACCCAATAAACATATCTAGGAAGAACGTCTCCTACTATGCGAACAACATTGTTGCCTTCTTTATAAGTGTATGCGTCTACTGAAGACTTTTTTGCTTTACCTGTAACATTCTTAAATGTAATTGCCATATTATTTTTCCTCGTAATAAAATTTTATATTATCTTGCTCATCAAGTTCTAATAAAGGATTGTCCTCTATATCTCTCCGAGTTATCTCTGTGTATCTATATGGTAAGGTTGTTACTCCTTGCCACTTGTAATCTAAGTAATTTCTATAACTTGCTAGTTCCATGTAGGCAACCATCTGTTCTAGAGTTACTTGAAGTTTATTCTTAAATATCGCTTTAGGATTTAGTAAAAAACTATCTCCAGTTA